CCGGGATCTACCTAACCGTTCAGGTTAAAGTAGACAGCAGTATTCCACTGCTGACCCAAAACACCGTCATTTGTAGACGGGTCGACTGGATTGTCCCATCCTGGGGCACAATTCCACTTAAGCTTATAGTATCGTCGCGGAGAGCGACGAACTATTCGCTCGTTCCTTATGTTGCCCGATAACAGCGCAACCAAAGCGCCATCGGGATTCTCAATATTCCCCGAAATTTTTACTGATTTCGGTATTATGGAAAAGTACCTATAAAGCGGACTCTGAACAAAACGATCAATTCGCAATGTTCCGACGACCATCTTATAGGGAACCTTAATACCTGCATCATCGCTTTCCCAGCGTGGTACAGGTAACCACTTGCATCTTGCAAGTAGATATCTCGTGGTACTGGGTAGATATATCCCAGTACGCGAGCTCCATAAGTTTAGAGTATTGATAGCAACATAAACGTCTTGCATCGTATCAAAGCGTTTTAGATAAACGCCCCGAACGAGTGAGCCGAGATAGTAATCGGCCCCGCAAGATTCGCGAAACGGTCCTTCATAAAAGGACTTGTCCTTATTAACGACAAAACCGTACATCTCCAATGTCTTCACGACAACGGGATATGCACGTTTTGTAACGATAATATCGTCACCAAACACACCGAAGTTGTATGCTCCGTGACGTTGCAGTCTAATACCAAGAAGGTCATAGACAGCATGGACAATAGACGCAAAAATAATCGTCTGCAGAGGAAAAGTATACCCATTTCCCATTGTGGAAATGATAGGCAAGGTAATGAAACCTAACCCCGGTATATTAACCTCTGGACTTCTATATACGGTTAGGAATCTAACCATATCAGAAGGGCAGATATTATTTAAGAGCTCAAGTGAAATGGAATCGCTTGCACTCTTTAGGTCTATAGTACCGAAAGTATCGGACATAGAACCTAATTGCGCTAGTCGTTGGTTCTTGAACGGCTGATCTTTTAGATCAATATTATAGACTTTCTTAAGTCTACGTTCAAGCAGCTTCCCTATACCGAGTTGAAAGAGCATATTGATGCTCGGCTCAGTACAGGTAGCACGACCCGTTTCATCGTTTTTAGGAACAATAGAAAGTCGACTACCCCGAACCGTAGAATCATTCATCCCATGGTGTATATAGCGGTTTTGTTCCGCAAGACCCCATCGTTGAGATGATATAATGATACGGTACTGTCTGAGTAGAGTCTCTGAAGTATATGTGAGTGGGCTGCAAAATAACTTTGTATAAAAGTCGTTTTCAACAGCGCCTAGGGAAGATCCGGGCCCTGGACGGATAACTCCGTCAAGGTACCGAAAATCTTCAATAAGCGGAATATAACCACACAAAGGTGAGGTAACATTCCAAAACTCCCATAGACGCTTCCTTACCTGACCATGAATAAATTCATAGGGAAGGCTTGGAATAGTCAAGCGATACTTCCTTGCTCGATCTAAACTTTCGAGGAAGGTGAGTATAGCTCTACTCTCCTGCTTATCAGAACATCGACCCCCAGGAAGAAACTTCTTCAGAAGGGTCTTTCGTATCTGATCAGCTGCGAACCTTTTAGGTTCAACAAGCGGATTACCACAAGGGCGTAAGCCCTGGTGGTACAGATCCTCATCGAGGTGAAATAAAAGAGCGTCTGTATCGATCTTACTCTTAAACTTCATTGCAGCACACGAGTTACAGAATAAAACCTTGCAACAATTGCAAGGCTTTACCTGTATTCCTTTCACCTATCATTATATAATGGTAGGAGACGTGTCTGTCTTTAATCAATCGAAGGAGAAACTGATTCTGGGAGAAACACCAAGACTTTAAACTGTATCCTAATCTATCTATGAAGATGGATCGAAGGATACAGAAAGAGTCTAGGGAATCAACCGAATACGCTTCACCGATAGAACGATTTTGAGACAACATATCGCGACCTCCACTCTAAGTGGTAATAGTCTCGAAAGGAAAACGAGGTTCATGGTCTCGGTCGCCTTCGAGAGAAGACGGCTAAGACTAAAGAACTCCGTTACAAAGGGTATCGCCTATGCCAGAGGAAACCTGATTAAGGGATCCGATGAACATAGAGAGACCACCGCGAACATTCGCAGCGTCATAGTTGTCACCACCGGCAGGAATGTCGATGGAACAACGCCAGACCATTGGTACTGCAACAAGTCCGGAGGCAGGAATGCCTCCCTTCCTAACAATAATCCAATACCGGTTAAACGCCGGTCGGAAAGTGTTTGGAAGAAGAGAAGAAAATGCCTGAATCATTTTCATTACTTTCGGTTTAACGATCGTGATAGAAAATTCATCAGACACTGAGTGGGCGCGGACGCCAGTTTGTGTGCCGCCAAGGGCGGTGACAATCCAGCGTTTCACGTTTCCATCAACCGAGTTATCCTGAACTATGGTATAAGTCGGTGATGTAAAGCCCGTTTGGGCACCACCCGTTACAGGTGTAGTAAGAACAATTGACATAACTCACCTATTAGGTGAAAGATTGGTTTAGAACGCCACAACTTAGTGAATAATATATCATTTGAGCTTTGCGCCAATTAAGGCTAGAAGCCCTACCCAATCGGTTTCGCGATAAGGGAGGTGCCATCGGAATGACGGCACAAGACTCCCTGAATAAATTTCGCGTCCGAAATAACAATGGGTATATTCACCAGGCATGGAATGAAAGGCGTTGATAGTGATTCCAGTACTATTCTTTATAAAGGGATAGTACTCCACGCGGCAGAGGATATGATTCCTCCACGTGCGGGACACCCACAAGATATCGCTTCGAGGAAAACTCCAGGCATCAATTATTTGCCCGAAGTTTGTGAAGTAGTCGACGACGAAGGAATAAGGGATAATCTCCCATAAGGTTGGAACGAAATCACGGAAAGTTAATCCTAACTGACCGGGGATCGTGGCAGCCATATTCTCTCGAAGTAGTCTAGCACTACCAGTATACTTAACAAAGTTATGCATAGTGGATATCTGTTTCACTCCGACTACAACAGTCGATGAAGAGTGAGACTGAGACGACAGGGCAGCAATTGTGCTCTCTGTCACCGAGCTAGACCAAGACTCAGCATGGCCAGTGATGTGTTTATTATCTCGCCCATTATGGGCTTGATCGTACGCACGCCACAAGCCAAACCCGATATCCTGTAAATCACTTATCGTAGGGGAAATACCATACGAGTACTCAAGCCAATTTTCGGAAAGTTGTTTGACAACTTTTCGGGTCGAACGTTCCCTAGTAACACCAAGGATCTGCTTCTTTACCTGGTCAACATGCCCAAAAAGGGAATGTAGCAAGATCGATCGAACTCTACCGAATGAACGGATAGATTTTGAAAGATCATGAAGGAACTCACCACCTTTAATGGTGGCTTGAGCCTTCTTTGCATACCTTATAAACTTAGTCTTAGCGAGATTGTCTAGAGAAGAATCTACTAGAGAACTCGCAACAGGATAAGGGTTAAGGTAATGACCGTAGAAGAAAGTCCGAGTCCTAAATGGAGGAGGATTCAGGGTCTCGAACAAGAACTCATAAGAACCGTGTTTTAAAACGGAACCCTTATGATTATCAGCAGAAGTGGTAGCATTTTGCCCTTGGATAATTCTGACTTTCCAGTCAGGTAAATTATCTCCATAGTTCCGTTTCATGCGATATGATAACGGCTGATTTGAGCGCTTTTCGTCAATAGCTATGGAGCCCGTTGTGTCGTTGGAAAAGACACCTCGGTCTCCAAAATAGTTAGAAACGTACTCGCTTCGATCATAATTCCGATTGGCCTTGGAGCGAGATCCAGGAACTCGACGTTTATGCTTTTGCACATAAACTTCATCGAGCGGATCTCTCCGACGAGGACCAAAAGGGACTATAGAGAAGGTCATAGATGCACCTCAACGTTGGACCTTGGATAAGCGAGTGATAAATTCGCTGTCCAATTACGGAAGGGGCACCCTAACGGGTACCCTAGCCTAAACGACGTTGGCTGATTTGCAAAGTCAGCCTCCGTAGCATGGCACTCCTAGGTAAAGATAAAGGATATATATTTAAGGACATAATACATCCAGAATCTCTAACCTAAAAGGCGGGACTCGAAAG